CTCAAATCATGGCTGTTAGTGGGCATGAGAATCCACAGTCAGTAAAGCCTTACATGAAAAATACCTTGACAAGTTCCTCCGAAGCCTGTAGACTCCGACTTAAGGCAGGGGGCGGTGATATACTATAGGAGATAAAGAGATGGCAAAAATTTATGATTACAAAACAGGGGACAAAGTTATCACTCCTACTAATATGGTAGCTACAGTTATCAAAGAAACATATCAAGGGGAGAAATTAATACTTGAGTATGATGAAACACCTGATTGGCAGAAAGATGATGTAGTAGATGTAGTTACAGGTAATGGCTTCAGGCATATAAAGTCTGTAACATTAGCTAAAGAATGTGTCAGACCTTTAAATCCTGACAACTATTCAGTAACCAAAGTTGTTATTAGGTAGACCATGATTAATGTAAGAGGATATGTAGAAAGCCTAGATTTAGCTGACGGACAAAGGCATAGAGGTAAATGTCCATCATGCCATAGGGGTAATACATTTACAGCTACTAATGACATGGGTAAGTTACTTTGGAATTGTTATGCCAACAGTTGCAATCTATCAGGGACTACTAGAATTAACATGACAGTTGAGGAGATTAGAAAACGCATGGATAGTAATTTTAAAATAGATACAGACAAAGCCTTTGCAGGTTTGAATGTGGCTAAACCTACTCAGTTTGTTTTACCTGAGAGTGTAGTCAAGGGGACTAAGCAGGATATACTCGATGAATACTGCAATAGATATGGGATAGATTCACACGAATTATCCTTACACTATGATGTCAAAGAAGATCGAATCGTATTCCCAATGTTCCTTGAAGGCACGATGGTAGATGCTATAGGCAGGGCAGTAGACTCTAAAGTAATACCTAAATGGAAACGGTATGGAAGTGAAGCTGATGGTTTTATCCGAGGTAACTGTACTATTGCAGTTATAGTAGAGGACTGTACCAGTGCTTCAGTAGTAGAAACTTTAGAACTAACTGGAGTTGCTATTTTAGGTACAACAATAAATCAGAATCATATTCAAGGATTAAAGGACTACAAGAAAGTTATAGTAGCTCTTGACCCTGATGCTGCACCCAAGACTATTGAGTACACTAGGAAGTTAAAGGCTAATGGCATTGATGCATTTGCATTGAAGCTACTTGATGATATAAAATACAGACGGGCAGAAGACATTGCATACTTACAAAAACTTAAAAGGGAGTTCCATGGAACAGCAGATATTAAAGAGCCTACACAATAAAGAGTTTTATGATTCAGTTCGGGGTGGCAAATGCCCCACTCAAGTATTCACAAAAGACTTACGGAAGATAAAAGAAACTATTGACTATGCAATGGACGAGTTCGACAGGGACTTAACCACAGATGAAGTCAAAGGTTTATTCTTCTCTAAGAATCCTACACTAACTACCTCACAGAAACATCAATATGAACTTATTTTTAAACAGATAGAGAATAGTTCTATCGTTGGTTCGGATGTAGCCAACGAAGTATTGTCTGGTATGTTCCGACAGTTTGTTGGACAAGAGGTAGCTAACCTTGGATTTCAATATGTCAATGGGGACATGACTACCATGGAACCCCTGAGAAATTTACTTGAAACCCATCAAGATGATTTTACACCTACAGTAAAAGCTGACTTCTTAGATAACTCTGTTGAGAATCTAATCACTAGTGCAAGTAGTAATACAAAGTATCGTTTCAATATCAATTCATTGTTCCAGGCAGTTCAAGGACTAGACGGTGGTATGTTATTTGTCATAGGTGCTCGGTCTAATGTAGGTAAGTCCAGTTTCCATGCCACGTTATGTGCAGGGTCTAATGGTTGGGGACATCAGAATGCTAAGATTCTAGTCTTATGTAATGAAGAGAAACCAGAACGTGTGGCAGCTAGGTACATGACTGCTTGTACTGGTATGACTATGCAACAGATAAAACAAGATAAACAACAGGCACATAGATTGTATGACCCTATCAAGGACAACATAAAGTTTATAGATGCTACAGGTAAAACTATGTCATGGGCAGAGTCAGTTATTAAAAACCATAAGCCTGACATAGTTGTTCTTGACATAGGTAGTAAGTTTTCTGAGGAAGGTTCTTCCACTAACAATCACGAGGTACTAAAAGCTAATGCAATTTACGCAAGGAACATAGGTAAACTCTATGGATGTCTTGTTGTGTATTGCACACAACTATCGGCTGAAGCAGAAGATAAAGTTCGATTAAGTCAGGCGATGATAGAGGGCAGTAAAACTGGTCTAGCAGGAGAGTGTGACCTAATGATTCTGATAGCAAAGAATCGACCACTTAATGACCAGACAGAGGACGATGGCATGAGGTATTTAAATGTAGTCAAGAATAAAATATCTGGTGTCCATCGAATTGTTAATTGTGAGTTTGATTATAATACAGGTGAGTATACCTCGTGAGTGTATTTGATAGAATAAGTAAAGTAATTAATACTCCCTATGCAAAGGAGAAATATATGAAAATGAAACTTGAAGAGTTAATAAACAGTGAGCATGATGAAGTATTAAAAACTCCTCTTAAAGATTTTCTAAAAGAAGCAGATGATGTTGGGTATAATTATTTTTTTAAAGACATAATAAAAAAAGTAATCATTGCAAGGTTACAAAAAAAGGGGCTACTAGATGAGTATAACAATACTTGATGTTGAAAATACAGTCACAACTAAGAACAGTAAGAAACACCTTGACCCATTCGAGAGGACAAACTCTCTGGTTATGGTTGGTGTTTACCCATTGGATGCTAAAGATCCATCCACTTATACTTTCGACCATTGTGACCTTAATGAAAGTGATGATGTTGTATCTAACCGAAATGAACTACAGGGGATTTTAAATGAAACTACTACTCTTGTCATGCACAATGCTAACCATGATCTTTTATGGTTGTGGGAATCTGGATTCACATACACAGGCAGAGTGTTCGACAGTATGTTATGTGAATGCATCCTCAATCGAGGAGTCAAACAACCCCTAGATTTAAAATCGGTTGCTAAAAAATATGATTGTGCCGTTGAAAAGCAGGACACCCTGAAAGAATATTTTAAGAAGGGTTACAGCACACGGGACATACCTAGAAAAGAATTAGACTATTACCTACGATGTGACCTTGCATGTACTAAAGAGTTATATCAAAAGATGCAGCTACGATTGAAGTCTAATCAAGATGCAGGACTAAAAAATGTTATTGATATAACTAATGAAGTTGCAGTTGTACTTGCAAGGATGTATCAGTCTGGTTTTAAAATTGATATGGATAGACTCGATGATGTAGAAAAAGAGTTTAGAAAAGAAAAGTTAGAACTAGAGACTAGCCTACAGGAGTTTACTAAAAAACTTATGGGTGATACTCCTATTAATCTTGGCAGTACAGAACAACTCTCTTGGGTTTTGTTTAGTAGAAAACCTATAGATAAAAATGCATGGCACTCTTGCATTGAACCTCATACACCTACAAATGTTTTCAAAGGACTAATTAGAAAGCACTTCAAGACTTTGTTTAAAACAAAAGCAAAGCAATGTAGTAGGTGCAAGGGTAAGGGCCAGTTCTATAAAACTAAAAAGGACGGTAATCCATTTAAGAAAGCTACCAAGTGTAATGTCTGTGGTGGTTCAGGCTTTGTGTATGAAGAAAGCAATAAGGTAGCAGGGTTAAAGTTTAGTCCTCCTAGTGCAAAGTGGGCCAGTGCTAGTGGGTTTAGTACATCCAAAGGTAACTTAGAAATACTAGAAAGATTTGCTAATAGTAAAGGGATGACAGAAGCATCTGAGTTTCTATCTAAACTTAGAAGACTATCAGCTATCACAAGCTACTTATCAAACTTTGTTGAAGGCATAAAAGACTTTGTAAAAGAGGACGGGTTCCTACATGTCAGGTTAAATCAGCATGTTACTGCTACTGGTAGATTTAGTGGAGCTAATCCGAATATGCAGAACATGCCTAGAGGTTCTACCTTTCCTGTTAAAAAAGTTTTTGTATCTCGATTCCAGGGGGGCAAAGTATTAGAAGCAGATTTTGCACAACTAGAATTTAGGGTGGCAGCTTATCTCAGCCAAGACCCTGTTGCTATTAAAGAAGTGACAGAAGGTTTTGATGTACACAGCTACACTGCAAAAGTTATATCAGATGCAGGACAGCCCACATCGAGACAAGTTGCAAAGGCACACACGTTTGCCCCGTTGTATGGTGCTACAGGTTATGGCAGGACTGAAGCTGAAGCTACTTACTACAAACACTTTATTGAAAAGTACAAAGGTATAGGTAAATGGCACAAGAAACTAGCTAATCAAGCAGTCGGGCATGGGTTTATTAGAATACCTAGTGGCAGGGAATTTGCCTTTCCTGATACACAAAGGAGAAGGGACGGTACAGTAACTAACTTTACACAGATTAAAAACTATCCAGTACAATCATTTGCTACGGCAGATATAGTACCTGTAGTATTGGTAGAACTGTATAATAAACTTGACGGATATAGGAGTTGTGTAGTAAACTCTGTACACGATTCCATCGTTATAGATGTACATCCCGATGAAGAGCAACAAGTAATTGATATCATTGAGGATGTACAAAAGAATCTAGTAGCTGTAATTAAAGCTAGATATGGCATAGAAGTAAACGTGCCATTGTTGTTAGAAGGAAAGATTGGAAGTGATTGGTTAAATCAAACTGAACTATGAGAGGACTTTATGAGTACAGATATTTCAACATTAAATACGTCAAACTTTAATCAACTTGCTCAAGCTATGGGCATGGAAGCTGACACAAAAACTAAGAAACAAACTAGCACACTTGCACGATTGAAGATAGACCACTCAGGTGTAATGGGTGAGACTGAAATCAAAGGTAAGAAAAAGAAAGTAGAAGTTGTAGATGCAGGAAGTTTTTGTTTAACACTACCTGATGATACAAAACTTTATGATTCTAATCCTAAGATTCGATTGTTCCAACAGAAGTTTATGTACAAGAGGTATCTAACTTCTGGTGGGCCAGAGGGTAAGGGTATGTTTGTCAAGACAGAAATGGCAAATGATTTGAAAGGGGATCTAAGAGATAACACAGGCGGTTTTAATTGTGGTAAGCCTAGTGGTTGGATTGAGGATTACAACTCTTTACCTCAAGACCAGAAGGACTTAATTAAGTCTATTAAAAGAGTTCGGGTTTTGTTTGGTCATGTTACATTGACTGCCCCTGTAAATGAAAAGGGAGAGTCTGCTACTTTAGATAAAGCAGTTGATCCTATTCCTTTTATATACGAGGTAGACAACAAGGAAGCCTTTAAAATTATGGGTGGCCCGATTGCTGAGATGGTTAAACAAAAGTTTCTACTTCCACAAAAGAATTTAAAGCTAGGTACAGAGGAAAGAAGTATTGCTTCTGGTGCTAAGTATTATGTTCCAAGTGTGGAGTTAGACTCTGGTGTAGTTGAACTAAAAAATCCTCAAGATGAAGATACGTTTAAAGATTTCAATGCTTGGATTGAGGGTTATAACAGTTACATTGCAAATGCTTATTCTGATTCAGCAAAGAAGGACGAGAATAATCTAGTCAATGAATTTGTTGAAGTAACAGAGGCAGCTTAATGATTACTCACCCTGCAGAAATTAGAATCAGACAGTACCTATCGAATGTAAAAAGTTCGGATTCCATTATGTCTGAAGAAGTTATTGACAGGGTGACTGATGAAATCAGAGACTCACTTAAAAAGCAGTTTGTAGATAAAAGCAATAATGATTTTCGATTGCGTATGTCAAACTTAGGTAGACCTTATTGTCAACTATGGTTTGATAAAAATAAAAAACATACTGCTTTGCCTCCTACATCAAACTTTGTTATTAACATGATGATAGGAGATGTACTTGAGTCTGTATTCAAAGGCATACTTACTGCAAGTGGTGTTGATTATCAGAATGGGGAAAAGGTAACTCTTAATTTATCTCGCCACAAAATTGAGGGTACACCTGACCTAATTATGGATGGTAAGGTAGATGATGTAAAAACTGCTAGTCCTTGGTCTTACGAAAATAAGTTCAAGGACTACAACACCCTAGCAGCAGGAGATAGTTTTGGTTACATAGCACAACTAGCAGGGTATGCAAAAGCCTGTGGGGTAAAGCCTGGTGGTTGGTGGGTTATCAACAAAGCCAATGGGGATTTTAAATATGTACCTGCAACAGGCTTAGATGTAGATGCTAATATAAATAAAGCTAATAACGTAGCAGAGGAACTAGATAAAAATTCTTTTCGTAGAGTGTATAATGATGAGCCAGAAACTTATTACAAAAAACTTACAGGTAATCGTAAGCTGTGTCGGGAATGTGGTTGGTGTAGTTACAGGAATGAGTGTTGGCCTACTTTAAAAGAAAGACCGTCAGTAGTATCGAAAGCAGAGATACCTCCGATGGTATGTTATACGGAGTTACGAGGTGTTTAATGGTAAGGCATATGCTGCAGCTAGAAGAAGGGGGGTTCGTAGTGGACTAGAAAAAAAGATACAAGACAAGTTAAAAGAACAGGGTGTAAAAGCTAAGTATGAGCCATTGAAAATTGAATGGGAAGATTTAGCATACAGGAAGTACACACCTGACTTTATACTACCAAACGGGATTCTTATTGAATCTAAAGGATTGTTTACTCCGATAGATAGGAGAAAACATTTATTAATTAAACAACAACATCCTAATCTGGACATTCGATTTGTATTTGAAAGCAGTAGGAGAAAGATAAATAAGATTTCTAAAACTACATATGCTGATTGGTGTGAACGATATGAGTTTAAATATTCTACCAAAGAAATTCCAGATGAATGGATTAATGAAATAACTAAAATTAAAAAACTAACGAATGAAAAATTCATCAAGTTTCCAAAAGAAAAGAAAGGGTAAGGGAATGATTAAACAGAGAAATCCAGTCGTACAAGAAACAATTAAAAATCCTAATAGGTCTAGTAAAGTTCATGGAGATAAATTTAGAAATGTTATGGATATAATTGTTAAGAGAGAAGTACAACAAGAACTTAAATTTAAGGACTGATTATGGATATGGAAACAAAACAATTTGACCCTGAAGAAGGTATACCAATACAGAAAGATGATACTGCTGTAGTTCTTAGACCTAACTTTACTAAGGAAGGTGAGTGGGATACTACTGTGCATGTCAATGCAGTTATGATGCCGACTGAAAAACTTAATGATGAAGATGCTGACTACTTGTCTGAAGTTACTTATGCACTAGTAGCCTGTTTTAATTTAATGAACTCTGACCCTGAGTTTGCTTTTAAAGTAGGAGAAGAAATGAATAAGATGAACATAGATGAAATTGATTCAAGTAAATCAAAGAGTAATGTAATTCAGTTAAGTCGTTGGACTAAGACTGAAGGCACTGCATAATGAGTTTATATGGAGAGTATTTAGGAAATGTTCGTAAACAAATAGAAGAAGAAACTAAAGTTTGCGATGCTTGTGGAGAAGTGCATGGTGAAGAAGCACTACCTTTTAAAGATAAAGATATTTCAGAGTATAAAACTTTTGAACATTCAGCTAATAAAGATATGGTGAATCATCCTGAACATTACAACAAAGGTAAGTATGAAACCTATGATGTAATTGTAGATACATTAGGTAAGCATGAAGCTATGTCGTATTGTCAAGGTAATATACTTAAATATATTATGAGGATGTGGAATAAAGATAAGCCTTTGCAAGATGCAGAAAAAGCTGAATGGTATTTGAAAGCTATGATAAAGTTATTAAAAGAAACTAAGGGAGTCAACTGGTGATGATGTATGACAAAATAAACATAGATGTAAGTAGAGATACACTGCTTAGTGAACAGGCAACTCAACTGTTAAGAGATTACTACATGCTAAAGTCTGAGGTATCTCCACAAGAAGCATTTGCTAGAGCATCATTAGCATATTGTGACGGTGATTATGATTTTGCTCAGAGGATATATGATTATGCTAGTAAACAATGGTTTATGTTTTCTAGTCCTGTCCTCAGTAATGCACCTAAACCAAAAGAATCTTTTAAGGCATTACCTATTAGTTGTTTCTTAACTTATGTGGGTGATACATTAGAAGATTTAATTGCACACAATACAGAAGTTGCTTGGTTATCTGTAAAGGGTGGTGGGGTTGGCGGTCATTGGTCAGATGTAAGGGCTGTCAGTGATAAGGCTCCAGGGCCAATCCCATTCCTTAAAGTAGTAGATAGTCAAATGACTGCATATAAACAAGGTAAAACTAGAAAGGGAAGCTATGCTGCGTACATGGATATTGATCATCCTGACATTATTGAGTTTATCAATTTTAAGTTACCTACTGGCGGTGATGCTAATAGGAAATGCTTTAACCTATTCAATGCTGTTAATGTAACTGATAAGTTTATGAAACGGCTTGAGGCTGATGAGGTAATTGAACTGAAAGATCCTCATACAGGTCTATACAGAGATAGAATTAGAGCCAGAGAGTTATGGGAACGTATACTTGAGGCTAGATTTAGGACAGGCTCACCCTACATTAACTTTATTGATACAGCTAATGAAGCAATGCCTGAAGCTTTGAAGCAACAAGGCTTAAAGATTCATGGTAGTAACTTATGTAATGAGATTCACTTACCTACAAATAAAGATAGAACTGCTGTATGTTGTTTGTCTTCAGTCAACTTAGAAAAGTTTGATGATTGGAGAACTACTCCGATGGTAAGAGATTTGATTCGTTTTCTGGATAATGTACTACAAGCATTTATAGATAATGCTCCAAGAGATATTGTAAAAGCCAAGATAAGTGCATTAAGAGAGAGGTCACTAGGGTTGGGAGCTATGGGATTTCATGGTTACTTACAGAAATACAACACACCATTTGAAAGTCCTGTAGCTAAGTCTTTAAACAATAGAATATTTAAGCATATAAAAGATGAAGCCTTATTGGAAACAAAGTTACTTGCAACAAAACGTGGTTCACCAGGTGATCTTTTTGGTACTGGTGTTCGTAATGCACATCTTCTTGCTATTGCTCCTAATGCCAATAGCAGTATTATTTGTGGCTGTACTGCTAGTATCGAACCTGTTAAGTCGAATGCGTATGTGCATAGGACGAGGGCAGGATCTCACTTAATTAAAAATAAGTATTTAGCTACAGTGCTAGATAAGTATAAGATGAATAATGAAATTACATGGAAAAGTATTATTAACCATGAGGGTTCAGTTCAGCATCTAGATAATCTTACAGACTACGAAAAAGATACTTATAAAACTGCGTTTGAGCTTAACCAAGAGTGGGTAATCGAACACGCATCTGATAGACAAAAGTATATATGCCAAGGACAATCTGTTAATCTATTCTTTCCTGCAGGAAGTGATAAGAGTTATGTCAACTCTGTTCACATTAGAGCATGGAAGGGTAAATTAAAAGGGTTGTATTATCTCCGTACCTCTTCAGGCAATCAAGCTGAGAAAGTTGGTACACAAATTCAACGAGAAGCACTGAAAGATTCAGAGGAGTGTATAAGCTGCCATGGATAGAAGAAAAAAATTTGATTATGAATTGTTCAAACAGAACGATAAATTAGCTAGGGATGTGGGTAAAGCCTACTGGGAATCAAAAGGTAGAACTGTTATAGATAATCCAGATAGGTATGGCCCTGACTTATTAATTGATGGAGAATATTATTGTGAAGTTGAAATCAAACGTGCTTGGAAAGGTAAAGAATTTAAGTATAGAACATGCCAGATACCACACAGAAAAGCTAAGTATCTGGACAAAGATAAGTACGATAAGCCGACACATTTTTTCATCATTAATAATGAACAAGAGTATGCCTTTTATATCAAAGGTGAAGATGTGGCTGCATCGCCAGTAGTAGAAGTACCTAATAAGTTTGTACCCAAGGGAGAATTTTTCTTTCAAATACCTTTAAATAAACTAAAGTTGATAGACCTAAATGATAAAGACAACCAAGAATAAAACCCAGAAGAGTGATAAGGTAGATACTAATTCTGTAGAAGTCATACGGTGGAAAGATGCTTTGTCTGACCACGGTTGGAGTGATACAAGAGAAGCTGAGTTAGCTGATGTATTATCTGTAGGATTTTTGATTGCAGAAAATAAAGAAGCTGTAATGATAGCTACTACATGGGCTGAACCAGAGAGCAATGGTAGAATGAATATTCCTAAGGGGTGGATAAAGAGTAGAAAAAAAATTAATATTGCTGAAAGGAATACTGAAGATGTTAATCGAGATAGATGAAGTTCTATCGGCTAAGATTACAAAACAAACTTTAAAACAAACGTATGAGGATGTAGAAAGAGAGATCCAAGAATATAAAAAAGGTTATAGGATTCCTCTTACAGAAGTACAGCAGGAAGATTTAATACAACTTATAAAGATACAAAAAGCCCTACAACCTGTACTGGATTGGTACACAGTGGGTGGTAATTTCTTAGTCGAATACGAGGAAGAGAAACAATCTAAAAAGAAGTACAAAAAAAAGTCTTGAATTAGTATTATTTCTGTGTAAAACAGAGTATACTTTAAGTGACATGTTTTTCCTAAGTTTGGGGTACGTCCAGTACCCCTTTTTTTTCCCTTACAATTAGAGGAGTGCATATGAGTCTTACGTCTAGTTCCACAGTATATAAACCATTTAAATATCCTTGGGCAGTTGAGTTTGCTGTTAAGTCTGAGAAGGCTCACTGGGGTGAGTGGGAAGCAAAGCTACAAGATGATGTAGCTCAATGGCAGTCAGGCAAGTTAAATGAAGCAGAGAAAAATCATATTACTCAAATACTTAGGTTGTTCACTCAAAGTGATGTAGCTGTAGGTACAAATTATCTAGAGCATTACATACAAAAATTTAAGAACAATGAAATCAGAGCTATGCTGACTAGCTTTACAAACAGAGAGTTTGTACATCAACGTAGCTATGCACTACTCAATGATACTTTAGGATTACCTGAAGAAGAATACTCTGCTTTCTTAGAGTACGAGCAGATGAAAGAAAAGATAGAGTTTATGACAGACCTAGATACAAACTCAGTTACAGGTTTAGGCAAAGGTATTGCTAGGTCTGTAATGAATGAGGGTATGTCCTTGTTCTCAGCCTTTGTTATGCTATTAAACTACCAGAGATACGGTAAGATGAAAGGTATGTGTGAGATTGTAGAGTGGTCTGTAAGAGATGAGACAATGCACTGTGAAGGCATGGTCAAGTTATTCAGGGAATACTGTAAGGAACATCCTAGAATAGTTACTGATGAGTTCAAGAAAGATATATATCAGATGTTCAGGGATGGGGTAGCCTTAGAAGATGCTGTTGTAGATACAGCATTTGAGATGGGAGCAGTAGAAGGGTTATCAGCAGATGACGTAAAGCAGTACATTCGATACATAGCTGACAGGAGATTGATACAGCTAGGATTGAAAGGTAACTTTAAAGTCAAGGAGAACCCCCTAGAATGGCTTGATTGGATTGTTGGGGGTGATACCCTTAAGAACTTCTTTGAGGGTGTTGTGACGGACTACAATGCCTCTGGAATGGTAGGTGATTGGGGGTGGTCTACAACTAAAGAAAGGATAGCTGCATGATAATAACCTTACTACTAGCCTTACTTTTTAACCCAGTATTTGCAGGTGATGCAGTACTGGGTGAGGCAAAGTTTATGCAGAACTGTAAGCAATGTCATGGCCCTGCAGGTATGGGCATGGCTAGTTACCCAAAGGTATCTGGTAATGATATTGATTACACGATAGATAGATTAAAAACTTATAGAGATGGTATTGAGGTTGGCCCGAACTCTGCATTAATGATAATGATGGCTAGACCTTTATCAGATATAGATATACATAACTTAGCTGAGTATTTAAAAGAAGCAAAGAGGTAATAATACTTGATTAAATTTTCACTGTTTATAGTACTATTTTTTTTCTTAGCTATTAACCCTATGTGGTTTTGGTGTGCTTATACAGCTTGGATATTTATTAATTAGGTGTTTCAAATATATATCCAGGCTTTGTAAGTCCTCTAAATTCTATTAATGCTTTTTCGTATTCTTTGGTATCGTCTAATGACTCACCATACTTATCTTCATACGCATTTGCAATTATTGTTCTGTCTCTTTTACCTAATTGTCTAAAAGCTATATAGTCCATAGTTCGTATTATATTTTTAGAAACTCGTTCCCCTGTTCTTAAATCTACTCCAGTTCTTTTAAAATTTTCTTTGGTCATTCTAAATAAATCAGATATGGCTCTTTTTAGGTTGTTTATTTGCTGTTCGGTACTTGAATTTTTATATCGGTCACTTTCAATAATGGGTAAGAGTTGTCTATCAATATATGCCATTGAGTTTGAAATAATTAAATTATCGTAAGTTTTAATTCCAGTAGGAGTATACTCTTGCCAAGGTTGCATACCAAGTCTTATTATTTCTTTTTCAATTTTACTTTTTGGAGCAGATAATTTTACACCTAAAAAGTTTGTTAAAAATCCACCTGCTGTTGACGGTGGCCCATACTTAAAGTATTGGACAGCTTCTTCTAACTGTTCTTTACCATACATGTTGCCTAGTAAATGAGGGGGCAATTTATTTTTAAATTGATTATTTAAATGTTTTGCTAATAAATTCGTATCAGAGTCTAGCAATACATCAAAAGGAATATCTTTAGGGTCACGAGATATAAATCCTTCAGCACTCATGCCTTCAAAAAATTCTTTTACTGGTTTAATAGGTTGTGGAAATCTACCTAAAAAATCTGCCGCACCTCTAGCAAGTATTTTTGTTACTTCTTCTGTTGTCATTCCCTCTTCAAGAAGTCTTGCAAAATTACCAAGAATAGGATAACCACCATATCTTTGTGGTTCTATCGCAGTAAGGAGTTTTATTGTCTGATCTAGTGTCGATCTACTTGGTACTTTTTCTTTTTCATCTCTCATAAAAGAAATATAAAATAACTCTCCTAAAGCACTGTACTGTGCCATTGGAAATACATTAGTAATTTTAAAAACATCACCTTCTTCATTAGTCATTTCATCTAAAGCTGCCTCTCTATCAAATTTTCTTTGTAATCCAAAAGCTGCAATTATAGAAAATCCAACCATACCTTGAGAAAATGCTCTTAAACCATTGTTATACAATGCTTGTCTTTTAGCAAGATCCATATTTTTTTTAGTTAAAGCAGTTGTCATGTCTTGTATACCTGATACACCACCAACAGGTGAATATCTATACAAACTATTTAATCCACTTGCTATAAATCTAGGAAATGGAGTTCCTATAATACTTCCTGTAGGTAAATTTTCTATACCTTTTACAAGTACATGAGCTATAGTATTACCTGCTGTTTCAAAACTAAAATTTTTTCCATTTTTAAATCCTAAATTTTTAAATTGGTATGTAAAGGTTGCTCTCATAGCATCATCAGTAGCTTTTTTTAATATATCTTTAGGTATTGGAACTCCCTTGTCTAAAAAATCTGTATGTAAATTTTTACCAACTGAGTTTAATTGTCTTTCTACAGAGGCAGCAAAAAAACTTTTTCTACTAAATGAATCTACAGCAATGTTTAGGGTACTAAGAAATCTACCAAATCTACTTATCTGACTTTTATCTACAGGGCCAGTAATAAGAGTGTTAGTTAGAGTATCTCTAATAGATGGATTAAATTTTAAAATTTCGTCTACTTCTAAGCTAGTCATTCCGTAGTCAACCATTTTTACCCACTCTTTAAAAACATCTCCTACGTTTGTAACTTCAGGAATACTCATAACTTTAGGGTCTGCTCCTAGAGTTGTTCCTATGCCTCTCATAAATTTATTAAACATTAACTCAAAACCTCTTGCTGCTGTACCAAAGGTTGCTTGAGATAAAGTACCTTGTATGTTAGCCGTAGTAGTCGATAAAGCTGAAGTAACCCATACTTTAGATTCTCTTTCTAAGTTTAAAAATCCCTGTCCTATTCTAGATTGAAATCCAGGATGGTATTCTCTTTTTGTTAAAGTTTCTATAAACTTCATAGACTCTGGATCTTTACCTACCATATTGTTATATATCTTAGATACATAAGAATAAGGTTGCATTTTTTTTGCACTATCAGATAAGGAAGCACCCATTAGTTTTTCCATATCTTCAGGTTTTATATCGTATTGTTTTAATGCATCTATTAAATCTGTCTGAACTCTTTTTGCATATTCATCTGCACTAATTCCTGCTTGTGTTGCAGCTTGCTCAATATCAAGTGCATCAATTTTATTTTCCATTAAATTTTTTATTACTCTATTTACAGCTTGTCCTATTCCTTCTTGCACAGAATCCGTCTGTATAAAAAAATCTTTTTCTCCTCTACCTCTTATAAATTGTTCTGCATCTCCCCTGTTTGCAAAAGTGCCAAATGATTTTTTGCCTCCTTTTTTCAGAACTCTGAATCTCATTTGCATTTGTGGGCCAAACTCTTTAATATTATTGAGCATAATATGACCACCAATTTTTACTGCTATTGGGTACAATTTAGTTCTAACTTGTGTTTCAAATATCTCTTTTTGTTGAGGAGAATATTTTTCAAAGATTTGTTTAGCTTCGTCTGTATATTCGTAAAATTCAGATAGTTCTTTATCTGATTTACTTAGTAGTTCTGATACAGCCCTTTCTTCTTTAGATAATGTTTTTGAAATGTTAGGACTTTTACCTGCTTTTAATTTAGACTCAAAGTCTTTTATAATTTTTTCACTTTGATCTAATTCTTTAAATGTAAATTTTTTATCTAACTTACTTAAAAATCCAATTTGTTTTTTATCAGTTAGCTTATCAACTCCAGGTATTGATGTTATAGAATCAGCAACATCAAATCTTGTAGAGAGTCCACCAAATAATGTACCTACTGCACCTTCTAATGCCACATTAGTGTAGTCAAAAGTTTCTTTTCTGTATTGTAGTATAGCTAAATTTTCTTTCATTCCTCCTGAGTAAGCACCAATAGTTCCTTCTATTGCCGCACCTGCATACATTGCTCTTCTTTTTACTCGATTTTTATATAAATCTAAATCTTTTTTTAGACTATCAATATTCTTTTTACTTTCTTTTTTAAGAGCACGACTTTTTGGAGTAGATGTAAAACCATCTTTAAGTTTTTTTGAAACAGCTTCTTCTTTAAGTATAGCTTTAGCTCTGTTTAAAGCTCCTTTAGCAGCAACCATAGATGCTACTTTACCTGCACCTAAACCAAAGTAAGTAGTTGCATCTGTAACTAAAGCCTGTCCAAAATCAGCAAATGCTTCAAACTTATTATACCCACCATCAAATATAGGAATAGAATCCCATAAAGTAAAAGCATATCCTGCACGGGTTCTATCTTCTTCACTTGCACTATTAGTCCATAATAACTCTTGAGCAAGATCAATATTGTTATATTCTACATGTCGCATGTGATTTGCAAACCTACGAATATAATCTTTTCTGGTTTCATTTGCTTCTAAGTTTCCTTGTTTTCCAAACCTTGCAATCATAAAATCTTCTACATGAGCAAAGTATTCATCATTTTCATAAAGCTCATCATACTTTAATGTGAGTTCTTCATCTGGAACAATATTAGCAGACTCAGGTAAATTTGATATACCTTCTATTCGTTCTTTTGGAGTTTGTAAAGAGGGAGTAGTATTATTAGTAATAATTGATATTACAGAATCTCTGTAGTCTCTTGTCTGTACAGAGCCACCTTGTTTGTCTACTAAAGTTTCACCACCATTGTATGCTTCTAAAGTTTTATTTAAATCATTATCATATTTTTTTAGTAAGTCATCTAAAAATCTAGCAGCACCTACAACATTTTGTCTAGGGTCAGTTGGGTCTTTAACACCATACTCATTACGAATGATAGGCATTAATTGCATCATACCTATTTCACCATCTGCACCTTCTGCTAAAGGATCAAAGTTAGATTCTTGTTGAGCTATTGCTTTTAATATTTGAGGATTGATATCATGTTTTTTACCCACCTCTTCAAATAAAGAGTCATATTCGTTTGCTTTTAAAACAGAATCTTTACGATTAATATCAGGTTGACTCGATGACTCCTCATCTTTTTTGTACATCTCAAGAACTTGTCTTTGCTCTTCTTCTGTTAAAGGGTCAGGAGAAGTTATTTCAAAACCATCTATTGTATATGTATTCATACTTAATTGTCAGAATATCTAACTTTTATACCTTGTTTGTTATTTATACTAAAATTCTTTTGTTTGTTATCATATATACCTATAAGACTTTTCTGACTTCCTTTGCCTTCTACTAAAGCACTTAAGGTTCTTTGATCAAAAACTCCCATAGCTGCTAGGAAAGGTCTTTTTATATTTCCAGGTAATGAATCTATGTCTTTTTCTATATCCCCTGTAATTTGTAAATTATTAGATTCTAAATATTCATTTAATAAAGGTCTGACTCTATCTTGTATTGCTTGTCCTATTTTTGCTGCATCTTCTTTACTAATATCGCCTATAAAAACTCGACCTTTTCCTGGAACAAATTGCATAGAACCCATTGCTTCAAATGTTTTTTCTGCTCCTGCAAGAGCAAATTTTAAATTAGTCACTACACTAGATTCTGTAACTTTACCTGCTTGTTTTGGTAAACTAGCTAATCGTTGTCTTGCTAATGCTAGTGCTTTTTCTTTTCTAGGACTATCAGGAAGTTGTAACATAGCAGCTATATTTGAGGCATCTTGTTCTTGTCTTTCTTCAGCAGTTACTTTACTCAGCACTGTTTTATCTAAAGCAACATCTACTTGAGGAGCAGATATAGCACCAGAACCAAATTCTTTATACTCTTCTGCAGTCATACCTAATCGTTTAGCTTCTCTTTCTATCTTTCTTTCCCCACTACTTACTTTAAACCCAAGGAAACTTTTTTCTTCAGGAGGCATAAAGGGTGTTATATCCTTAGTAGCTTTTTCTTCTGCAGCTAATTCTATAGCTTGTTGTAAATCAAAAGATGGGTCATCTGAAGCAGATCCTGCAAACTGTTGTAGTTTAGCAGGACTATTTTGTTTCAAAGTTTCAAACTCTTTATATCCGTCTGTAGCTATTTTATACACAGTTGTTTTAGAAATAGGAATATTTAACGAATTAAATTCGTCTGTTATATTTTTAGTTTTAATTTCTAAATCTTTTACAAAAACAGGTTTTAGTTTTTTCTTTGCTATGTTTACAGCTTCTGAATGTTCATCTAATTGTTTTTGTTGTCTAGCTTCTCTTTTTTCTCTTTGTGTTCTAAGCTCTTCAGAAATAGCTCCTGCTACAGCACCACCATAGTCTCCAATATTAATACCCATTATACTATCTCCTCTTCAGATGGAGGAAGTTCATCTCCAAGTTCTCCTAACTCCGTAGGAGGTCTAGACATTAATCCTGTAGAAGGTATAGTCATTTCTTCTTGTGGCATAACAGCACTTTCTTCTGGATTTTCTTTTAACACTTCTACAATTACATTTCTAGCTACACCATAAGGTATTCTTTCTTTATTATGTGTTGAATAAGATTCAATATAATCAGTTTGATAAAGGTCGGCTAAGTACATTGCTAATTCTTTTATATATGGCATTATAATATAAGCTATATCTAAGCTGTGAATACCATTCATAGTTCCAGATATAGCCAACATTTCTGCTAACTTTTCAGCAGATGTTCCGTCATCTAATGCAATAAGAACTTTGTCTTCAACTTCTGGTTGTAGTATTTTTTCAGAGTAATACTCTACAGCCTCATCTAGTGTATTTAATTGAGAAGGATTTTCCCAAGGATAAGCACCTGGTTCTGATGTTAAAGACATTCCAGGTATTGGCCCTGTTAAAAGATTAGGATTGAGTTGTGTTTCCATTTTTTAATTCCATTCTACGTTTACGAATATCAACAATATATCTAGCTACTGTCTCAACAATATCCTCTTGTTTACTTTCTTCGGTAATTACTTTTTTATCTCTCATAGGAGACATAAAACCTTTAGCCTCTACTTTTTTTTCTTTTTTAGTAGTTTTTTTTAATTCTTTTTCAATTGCTTTTTCTAGCTTTTTTAAATAACTTTTCATACTATATTCCTAAATATAAAAATTATGGATAAAACATTTTGAATATATCAACAGCAAGTCTTGCCGTATTTGCTTCATTTTGTTTTTTCTGAGTATACTTTGAGGCTTTTAAATCTTGTTCACCTGAAACTATTTGTGTGGCTAACTTAGCATATCTGTCTGCTTCATTGTCAGCAGTCTGCCATGCATATGCCATTTGATCTCTCCTATTTTGCCATTCATTTTCGTATTCTTTTACTGAAACATTTAAAGCACTAGTAGCATTAAACATATTTACCTGATTCTGCATAGCAGTATCTGAAGTAGCTATTTGCCTTCTCCACTCTGCATTAGACTGACTTACTGCCAAGGAGTTTTGAGCATTAAATTTATTCATACTATTTATTTGATTTGCATTAAATTCTTCTACAGCATTTAATTGTTGTGTGTTAAATCTTTCTTGAGCATTTTTTTGTTCAACATTAAATGTTGCTATTTGAGTAGTTAAATTATCATAGAATTGATTAACTTGATTTTCACTAGAAGCATTAATTTGTTTAGCTGTATTTTCAGCAGCTTGATCTGACAACATACCTTGTATTACTTTTTCAGACTTAAACATATTAGTTTGTTGCTCAAAACCAAAGTTAGTTAAGTCCATTTGCAAAAATGATTTTGCATTTTCAACTGCAGCTTGTTGTCTATTATTTAAGTTAGTAGTCTCAAGATTAGCTATCTGAGATACTTTTGCCATAGTTACAGCTTGATCATTATTTAAATTAGCTAAGTCTACAGTCTGTGCCATCTTAGCATTTTCTAAAGTAACTTGAACTTCAGCACTAAAGTTTTGATTGGCTATGTCAGCAATCCTAGAAGCATTAGCTACTTTAGTTTGAAATGCTTGATCAAACTCAAGACCTAAAAACTTTGCTCTTTGTTCAGCACTTATTATAGCAACCTGTTGTCTGTTACTAAGATTCTGTATATTTAAATTAGCTATTGTTTGTGCATCTTGTTGTGCAATAGGTAAAGCAACTTCCATTTGTGCTTGTATTATTGCTTGTCCTGCCATACTAGATGCACCTATACCTCTTTGATTAAGTATAGCTGTAACATTTCGCATACTAGCCGCAGCCCATGCAGGAGGATTACCTGCTTCAAAGTTTTGATACAACTCATTTAACTGACCTTGTACCGTAGCTTTAGGGTCTACTCCTGCTTGTGCAGCTTTAACTTTATCTATTTGCTCTTCAACCCTAGCCATCTTAACTGATGGCCCATCAATCATTTCTTCTGCTTGTACTTGTCTCTTAGGTACATTGTCTATCTGTACTGCTTGAGCAATCTTAGATGCCTGTGCATCTTTTATAGCAGTCTCAGTAGCATTTACAGTTTGAGCTTGTGCTATTGCTTCGTTAGAAATTTCACCTTGAACAGCTTTAAGTTTTTCAGCCTCTTCAGAAACTTTAGTTTCTACTTTAGTGGGGTCTATTTTAGCAGCTTCTCTTGGGTCTACTGAAGTAGCAACTTCAGCAGGTTTAGCTTTTTTTCCTGTTGCTGTAACTGTATCTTTAACAGGGTCAAACTTTATATCTTGACTAGGATCATATTCTACTTTAGAAGTTTCTACTGTCTGTGGCTCTGGTGTTGTAGGTATTCCTCTTTGTTTTTTATCATAAGCAATTGCTTCCTCAGAAGAACCTACCATTGCTTTTACTTGATCGGGAGTATAATCTTTGTAGAAATCTACACCTTTTTGTTTAAAGTCTCTACCTAACTTTTCTTTTCCTATAGCTTGTATTTGTTCCGCAGTAGCTGTTGCAGGTACATCACCCCCTGACTGCATTTTAACTGCCATCTTTTGATCTATTTGAGTAATGGCATTATTATATATAGCCTTTTTAGATTGATCAGATTCTAAGAATTGATTAAACCCAGACATCGGCCCATCATAACCTACAATATTTCTGGCTATTCTTTCTCTTTGTGTATTATTTAATCTTGTTGCTATAGTCATAGTCTTTACTCATCTTCAACAATTATTCGTTTTTTATCTTTGCCTAACAACTTCTGTACAGTCTTAGTTTCGTATATCCTAATCCCTGTCCATACAATAGTGAATATAGCTGCTAGTGCAGGAAGAACATCTACTAATGCTCCTACTACTGTTGCCATTGATAAACCATCTAGTATTTGTTTTCCATGCTCGATGTTCATTAGTAACTCCAAATAGTAGGTCTAGGTCTTTGAGGTGTACCATTTAATATATCTAAATGTATAAACCTACCACTTCCTTTCTGATTTACACCAATACCAGTAAACTCTAACTCTAATGCTATGTGAATAATCTTTAGAGCATCAGCCCCTCTAACTGAAATATCACAAGCCATACCACTAGCATGTGCTCCTGGAGTTTTTTTCTTAGCTTCAATAGGGTGAGTAGGATCTCTATATCCAGAACTTATAGTAATAGGTTTAGCATATATATCTCTAAGTTTATTTAACTGGTCAATAAAGTATTGATCCATATTACAGTTACCTGTATATCTACATTTAAATTCTTCTTCGGTAAAGTATTTACCCCAATTAATGTTATGTATCATAATATTTTCTAAAAGTTTCTAGTTGATCTTCATACTCTGTTAGTAATTTAAGCTCTGCTAATATTGCCTCTGTTATATCTGTATGCTCTGGTATAGTTACTTGATTATCTAATAACAAACTTATATTTAATTTATGTTGTGTAGCTTTTGCTTGTAATAAATTTATAGTATTAGTAGTTAATACACCCTTCATATCCTTGGTTCTTTCTTATCTAATATATCGTTTAGTTCATTTGACTTTTGTTTACTACCTACACTACTACCAAAGTAATATGCTAATACCATTGTAGTAGCAGAGTTTAAAGCACCTAATACATATACTAAAATATCTTTAGCTCCTGAATTTACATCTACATCTGCAAATATAATTACTAAAAATAAAGCAAAAGACATTGTTACTGTACCTAGTGCAAGTAATGGGGTAACACATTTGTTTAACCAACTAGCATTTTCACTAGTAGCAATAGCTGTTTCTCTTCTTCTAGCTGAATCTCTATCAGCATACTCAGCTTCTAATTTAGCAAGTTCTCCTTTTTGCTCCATAGCTTTAAGTTCTTTCATAGCTTTAGCACGAGCAGTAGGATCTGGTATTAATCTTTCGACTAACTTTTCTCCAATAGGTAATAGTCCTGTTAATAAATTAAGCAACTTCTTCTCCTTTACTTGCTTTATAAAACTTCTTTCTTCTTTTGCAACCCTTATCTGTTTTTGGTTCAAACCAATTAAACCCTCTTTTAGTATTAGCACACCAGTAAGTACATAAGTCTCTTTCTATCCACTGTAACTTACAATAGTATTGATCTACATGTGGTACTAAAGTAGCCATCCATATTGTAAAAGTTACACTAATCACTTACTTGCCTCCACTATTGCTGTCCATAAAAAGTGAGATAGATAAATTAAAAGTAAAACTAAACTTCCAACAGCAATTCCCATCTTGGTGTTATATAAAAAATTCTTCCTTCTTCGCATCTGATTATAAACTTCTCGTTCTCTTCTTTTCTTAATCTCTCTCCGCATTTTAATAAACTTTCGATAGCCGTTAAGTCCTCCCCAATCTGCTGTCCAGTTTGCAGTGAAGAACTCTCGAATATATTTTTCTTGCTCACGAATCTTTTCCTCTGCAATAATGCTATCAAATACTTCTTGAGTTGCTGACCTTTTATAACTAAGTGTTTTAAATATCCCTGGCTTACTTTTCTCTTGAGAGATTACTTCTTTTACATCTTCAATGTGTCCTGCCCATTTAGACAGAGTGCGATAAATCTCCTCTACATCTTTCCCTACTGCTACTGCTTTTTTAAGAGTCGTGTAACATACAGATGCTGCTGAAAGTGCAGTGATAGGATCTATCAATATTATACTCCACTAGCAGAACTTCCGTCTAAACTAATGCTAGGCCAATCAGACCATGTTCTTGGATCTGCACTACCTATTGTGGCAGGAACATTTCTTAATGCTTGTCTATATGTAGCCATAGCACTAGGCATAGCCGTACCTGCTTCTGCTTTTCTAATTGCAGCCCAATCTGTATCTTTTAACATATTGTCTCTAGTAGATCGTATGCTATTCATAGCACTTTCTTTAGCTGAAGTAATTTCATCAGCAGTCATGTCTGTTTTTTCTACAGTAAATACATATGTACCAGATACATAAGGTGTAGCACCTGTTAGTCGTTCTGTTAAAACATTATAAGGTTTATGTTTATTAACTTTTTTATAACCTCTAAGGGCTAACTGTTCATCGGTAGGTACACTACGAAACACTTTCGTATAATGTACTATTTCACCGACAACATTTCCATTTACTTTTGCAATGTACATTTTATCTCCTATCTATTTGCAAATGCTTTTGTTGGGACTGTAAAGTTTGAAGTATATCTGGCAACTCCTTTAGTTATTCTAATTTCGTCCATGTATCCCCCTGCAAAGGGTCTACTAGTGCTTGGCCCAATATTTCCAATATGAAAATTATTAGAAGCATGACG